GGCAGCGGCAGAAGCGGCGGCGGCGTTTTGAGCTAGTTCTCTTTGACCTGCTTTTGTCTTGTTAAAGGTTTTTTGTAGCCCAGCAGCAACAGCAGCCCCACCCTTTTTGATGTCCTTGAGTACCTTAGTTGCAGTCTTGCCACCCTTGCCAACAATCTTGCCAGCCAAGCCTTCGCTAAGTCCTGCACCAATTAGCTTGGTTTCTTTACTTGCGAGTCGAGCCTCTTGCTTTAGCGTTGCCTCAATGCTCTGAGTCCCAGTTCCACCAGCACCCTTGCCCCCAGCTCCACCGCCACCGACACCAAGTCCAGTGCCACCGATACCTTGGAATCTCTTTTGTGCGTTGGCAGCTAGGGTCTTAGCTCCGTTGTCAATCTTTGCGTAGAGGCTGTCAACAAAGCTGTTGTACCTGGTAAAGAAACTTGCTACTTGATTACCGGCACCTGCAAAGTCACCGCTAAACAACAAGCCCAGAGTCTTACCAGCATCGCCGGCAATCCAGGTTAGCTCTGAGAGGCCAATCATGACTGTTTCAATCAGATCAAGCAGACCTGTAAAAAGTCCCCCAGCATCTATGGAGCCCCAGACATCTGCAATAGTGTCACCAAAAGCGATGACCGAGGAACTCATCTCAAACCACTTCTCGCCAACCAATGTTGTTGGGTCAGTTAGGTCAGCAAAGAAAGACTCAATCTGTGGTGTTAGTTCTACCAGATAGTTAGAAAAAGACTCAAGCAAAGGTAGGACTGCTGTGCCAATAGCTTCACCAATCTCACCAAAGGCAATAGACATCTTTGTAGAGGCAGTTGCAGTAGCAGCAGCAGTGCCACCAACCCTTGCCTCAACACTTGACAAGATAAAGTCCTGTGCCTCAAGTTGCTTGCCAGAGTCAATAAGACTTTGAACAAATGCCTTTTGCTCATCGGTGAACTGAATACCAGCTCGTGAGAGTGCGTTGATGTTCTTGATTGGGTCTTGTAGTGCTCGGCCAAGCTTGACAGCGTTGGACTCGGCAGAGCCAAAGCCAGAGGCAGCTAGGTCAAAGGCAGCCTTTGTAGCTCTGTCAAAAGCACCCCCAGCAACATCGGCAGTTTCAGCCAGGTCTTTGAAGGTAAGCAACTTAGCCTGAGTTGACTTGATGACCTCATCGTCAACACCCAGCACAAACTTGTTTTGATCTGCATAGGCTTTTAGTCGGTCAGTGACGGCCCCTGTTTCCTTGCCAAAGATGCCCATTGAGCTGGCAATCTGGTCAAGCCTGTTGTTAGCAACCTGAGCTTCCTCAGCCATCTTTGCAAACCTGGTAGCAACAAGGGCTACAGCAGCGGCAGCAGCACCAGCTAGGGCAGCAACTCGCAACCCTGTCTTTATCGAGGCACCGAACTTCTGTACCTGAGTCTGTGCGTTCTTTAGGCCTTTGTTGTCAAATACTGTGACAATAGGAATCTTGATTGCCATTACTTAGTCCTCAATCTGACATTGACCTTTTCTGAATACCGGTTGATGATGCTGACAACAGCCCCCGACAGTGTTGCCTCTTTGCCCTCAATAGCTTTCCATACATAGCGTGATGGTAGCCCTACGAGCTTTGCTTGCATACCTTGAGCCTTGCGACTGCCCTTGCGTGGACCCTTACCAACTAAGTCAATGATCTGAAAACCAATGCCGTCTTTAGGTGGTGCAGTGTTGATTGTGACAATCGAGCGTTGGTTTACTCTGTCGAGCCTGACACTTGGCTTGAAGCTGGTTGAAACTTTAGCCCTCTTGTAGGCAGTCCGGCCATTGTGCATCATGCCCGACAAAGGTGAGATTGGGGGGATGTTTGACTTGATAGCAGACACAGCACTGATTAGACCAGGCTCGTTTTTGATGTCTTTTCTCATCTGCTTCAATAGCTCTGGGTCTAGCTTTTTCAGCTCTGTCAGAGTTTCTTTGACCCCAGTGGCCTTGATACTTTGCATGATTGCACCTCAAGCTCTATTCTACCCAAAAGAAAAACCCCCTTTTGGGGGGCTTATCTTTTTTTAGAACCTCTTGTTTGATTGCGAGCAATCAAGTAGCGGCTGATGGTCCAGAGCATCCGCTCATCAAGTTCTAACAACTCTCTGGGACTGATCCCAGTTTCAACTGCCAGAGTTGCTATCAGCCAATGAGCTGATTGGTCACCTAGACCCTTTATGCTTTTGGGTCATCGGCGGCGGAAACGGATTCGACTCCGTCAACCCACACCTCAAATGGTTCTGTTGTTGCCTTAGTGCGTGACTCACTAGCCCAAGCTAGGAAAAGCAGGTGAGTAATCTTGATGTCCTTTTCTAGGTTTGCAATGGAGATGTTGAAGTGTGATTCAAACTTCACCATGTCAGACGCTAGGCAGGTCACCTCTTTGGTTTCACCAGGCTTGTCGCTGTATTCAACTTGTAGGTTTATTTTCATCTTGTTAGCCTAACAGCCTAAGCTGCTGTCCCTCTAACGACTTCCCCTGTTACAGGCCAAGTCACAGATAGCGATGCGATGTCACCGATACTGCCAGCAAAAGGCTGGTACTGAGTGACTAGAGCGTCAAAGCGGTACTCAGGGTTTGTAGCTGAAACTGCTGTTGATAGAGGTGAGATTTTGACTGCAACTGTTGAACCCATCAGTGGGAACAATAGAGCGTCAACAGATCCTGCTGCGAAGTCCTGCATGAAGTCTAGGGATACAGATGCATCCTTTAGTCCACCAATGCGAGTGCGGTAGGTGCTGCCGAAAGCAGTTGTTTCTACCTCATCTGCAGTGATGTCTAGTGTCACTGAGTTGATTGAGCTAGATAGCACTGTTGTGCCAACTGTAATCTTGTAGTCTTGGGCGTAAAACTTTGCCATGTTATTTCTCCTAGTTTGCTATGACAGCGACTGTAAAGTCGGCTGCCAGGTATGTTGTGTCGCTAATGTTCAATGAACCAACTGAGCTCATTGTGACCACTCGGCAATCGTAGGCATTACCACCGAGCGTACTATCTGATTCTACTGCACTCTTGACACTTGAGGCCCCTGTGCTTATGTAGGCATCGAGCTTCCTTTGTGCCTCACGCTCGGCAGCTCTACCAACGATTACTGTGATGTTGAAGTTATACCTGGTGAGGCCTTTGTTGAAAGCTCCGTCATACTCAACTGAGCTCAGGGATACAACAGCTATGGGTGGGTTGGGTAGATCTGGGACCTCAGCGGCTGTGCGTAGTCCTGAGATGGTGGCAAGGTTGGTAGCAAGGGCTTGCCTGATTAGGCTAATGCTCATTAGCTAAAGTTTCTCATGATTCTGTAAGGCATCAGGAGCTGCTCAACATCTGGGTCAAGGTAGCGACCAACTCGGATGGCTCCTAGATCTCCAAAACCGGCAACACCTAAAGGGGAGTCTAAACGCTTGAAAAGTCTTGATGACTGAATCACACAGGCTTGCTTTACAGCAGTCGGTACAGATGACCAGCCCCAAGTGCCGGTAATTTTTACAAGTGCCTGGTAGTCAACTACTGGCCAAGTGTAGGTGTTGATAGCTCGGATGCCTGTGTATGGGGAATAGAGTCCATCAGCTCGGCTGTTGACAGGCTCAAGCTGGTAGTCAGTAGCAGTCCACTCGGTGTAGGTATCACCAATCTCATCGGTGGACTCAACCTTTGTGACTGTGATTGCATCGTCAATGATTAGGTTTAGGGCATCGGTAGCAGCAAAGTGCCTAACAGCCGTACCTGCGTTAGAGAAGCTTCTAGCTGTGAAGCCGTCAATAAGTCTTGAGGCAGACTCGATGGCTGTTTCTAGCAAGCTGTCATCAACATTGTCTGTGATTCTGAGTGAGGCTTTGACCTCGGCTAAAGTTGCGTACCCATTTGTGATTGCCATAGTGGTCCTATTCTATCCTCTAAAAAGGATACGCTCTTTGACTGCTGTTGAGCTTATGCCTTGAGTGTAGGGGATGTAGATCAAAGCAATCGCTCTGTCATCTAGCCAGTCTTGGTCAAAGCCCATCTGCTTGTAGTAATCACGCCTAGCCCAGTCTGTGCCAATAGCAATGATGTCTGGCATTACAGCCTCGATTGCCCAGCGACTATCTGAGCCACCTGAGTTTGGGATTACCTGGCTAACCGAGCGAGTTGACAGCAAGACCTCAGCCCTGTCAGCAAAGCTAATTACTGGGGGCTTGCCTTTGTATTCCTCAATAAACTCATCGGTGTTTAGGCTGACTGTGACCTCGCCTAGCTCTGCACACCTAGCTAGGAACCTAGCGTGTCCGGCGTGGTAGAGATCAAAGGTTCCACCTGTGTAAACAGTTAGTCCCATGAGTTTTCACGCCTTATCTTTAGGCTCCAGTTGCCCTCGCTGTAGTCGTTGTTGACTACCTTAGAGTCAAACAGGGCTTGGTTCTTTGAGTAAGTCTTTGAGTTCTTTTCTTGATACCCAGCCTTTAGGGTAGAGCTGTTGTCATGGTGGACAATGGCATCTATCCTTTGTATCGGCAAGCCAGCCTTTTCTATTCTGCGTTGATAGTCGTTGTCATCAAAATACAGGGGATACAGTCGCTCATCGTAGAGTCCGACTTGCTCAACAACCTTTTGGCCCAGCACAATGCAGGACCACTCAGGGCTGATGTGTGGGAAGCTCAAGCCATCGGGGTTTGCGTCTTGGGCAATAATCTCTAGTGCACCCTCGGCAAAGTGAGCGTCATCGTTTACTAGTAGCCAGTAGGGGGCGTGAGGCGTTGACTTGACAATTAGGTTCCAAGCACCGACTAGGCCTAAGCCAAAGGGCACTCTAATTAGCCAGAGATTTTTTACTTTGTCTGGCTGGCTAGGGTTCCAGCTTTGAGTGCCAGAGTTGTCAACGATTACTAAGTGCTCTACTGGGTAGTCAATCGAGGCAAGCAATCTCTCTGCTAGGTCAAACCTCTTTAGGGTTGCAAAGCCTAAGACTGGAATCACTTGAGTAGTTTCTTTAGCACCGGCATCCAGTTCTCTTGCCAGACCTTCTCATGGTCAAAGGCCGATGCAAACTCAATAGCCTTGTCTGACTTGCCCTTGCCACGCTTGTAGGCTTCCTCAAGAGCGGCAAAGATTTCTGGCACCGATGGGATTGTAAAGAATGAGTGCTGAGCAGGATCGTAGAGTGGCTGTCCACTGACAACCCAACCATCTCCGACTAGCTCAGGTGAGGCAGCAAAGTTGCTAACGATGACAGGCACACCACAAGCTTGAGCCTCAACTGTTGGCACTCCAAAGCCCTCACCATAACTTGTAGCAAGTAGCACATCCATCTGGCTGTAGATACCTGCAAGCGTTTCCTGGCTCATGCCGTAGCGGTAAGCAAGTGGATCGGGGAAGGCAAGGTTGTCAACAGGGATGCCCAGAAGCTGACCTAGTGCCATAAGGTTCCAGCCATGAGGTGAGCTGGCATCGGTGTGAATGTAAAGAATGGCATCTGGGTACTTTCGACAGAGCATTGCAAAAGCCATCATGTTCTCGCCAAAGGCTTTGCGGTGAATAATGCCAGAGGCTTTGTTGGCAGCGTTCATACCGACAATAAAGCGGTGATCCTCAAAGCCCATAAACTCTTGACCCGACATCTCGCCAATGTTGTCGGTTGGTTTGAATACCTTGGTGTCAATGCTGTGAGGGATGTAGTGGCCCTCAACTCCGACCTTGTTGATCTGCTCTAGTCCAAACTTAGACATGGCAAGGGGCGTGACATTGTCTTTTTTTAGCCACTGCAAAACAGCAGGTGGGACTGGGTTGTGGTCAATCGGGGTCCAGCTTGCAATCGGGATGCTGTCATAACTCTTAGAGTTCAAGACCCAAACATCGTAAAGGGTAATCATCAAGTCAGGCTGGTCAGCGTTGATTGCCTTCCAGTGCTTATGGTGAGCTGGGGCAACATCATTGCTGTAAGCCTCAGAGCCTCTGGCGTAGAGCGGTATCTCACCATGCTGGGTCTTGTAAGTTGAGTTGATGCCCTCATGTCCATAGTTGCTTAGAGCTGCAACATCAGCACCATCACGCTTGAGTAGATTGACAAGGGCTTCTGTGGCGATGCCATAACCGGTAGGCATCCCTGGCGAATTGCTTAGGACTGAAACTGTCCCTTTTAGTTTTTTCTTGCTCATGTAGGTTCACTCTCTGTTGTGGCAATCCTAGCAAAAGAAAGACCCCAAGCGAACCTACACGCTTGGGGTCTTTCAGCTTTTGAGCTAAGGGTTTAGCTTGCTCCACCCTTGAAGTACCCGATGTGGGTAGCGTGGGTTAGTCCACCATCAAGACGGATTAGGCCTCGGTAGGTGACAGTGTCGGTGTTGAAAGCAAAGTCAGATGACTGTGCAATCTGGATGCCACCTGCAACACGAACCTTGAATGATGGAAGGTGTCCGAACAATACTGACTTAGCAGCAGTTCCAACAGCAGCAACATTTGGGTTCTCGTACACTGGGTAGCCAAGCAAGGTTGCTGGCTGTCCTGGGACTGCAGAGTTGGTCCAGATGTAGTTTCCTGCACCATCCTTTAGCTTGCGAGCTGCTGCGATACCAGTCTTTGACATCATGAAACCAAGACCAGGTAGCACACGAGCACCATCTGCGATTCCGTAAACAAGGTCAATTAGGTTCTCGTATGAAGCTGCACCAGATACTCCGGTTCCACCAGTCACTACTGAGCCAGCGGCTGAGGATAGCTTTGTGGTTAGAACTGAGTTTGCCTGTAGTCCAAGGGATGTACCCAAGTTCTGAGCGATGTACTGGGTGATGTTGAAGCCAGCGTCAGAAACAAGTTCTGCAGCAGCCTGAACAAGAGCACCATACTTCTCAGCACCAAGAGTAATGGATGCAAAGGTTGGGTTGGACTCTGAGATAGTTCCACCAGCAGCTACTGAACCAGAAGTTGAGGTTGCAGTGACAGTTGGGATAACTAGGTTCTCACCAGAAGTGGTGTTGAAAACCTCAGAGGTAGTTAGCATTGGGCCAACTAGCTGTGCGATTGCGAATACCTGGTCATAAAAACTTTGACCAACTGTATTTGCACTTGGTGTCAAGGTGCGAGCCTCACGAGCGAACTCGTAAGAACGCATCTCGCCAGAAGCGATTGAGCGTAGGATGTCAGCGTCAGTGTTAGCTGCAGCTGATGCGGTTGGGGTGAACGAAGCAGCGGCCTCGGAAGCACGAGCTTCACGATCTGCAATGCTACGAGCGGTTGAGATAGCTGTGTCGGCTGAGTCAATGTCAGCTTCGATACGAGCAATCTTCTGGTTTTCTTCTGCAGTTAGACCACGCTTCTCAGCCTCAGCAAAGTCAAGAACTTCTCTTGCCTGTGCGATGAGGTTGTTGCGAGCGTCAATCTGCGACTTGATAAAGTCAGACATGATTCTCCTGTTAGTTAGTTGATTAGGGTTTCCTGCGGTGCTGACACTCAACAGATACAGCGGTGCTAACACTCAACTGATAACAACAAGTTTATAGGTAAAAGAAAACCCCAGCTCAGGAAGGGGGACCGAGCTGGGGCGAAAGAAACAGTTAGCGAGTTTCTTTGCTGTCAACAATCCTAACCTCTTTAGCTGGGTTGACTGAGTTTGTGTTGTCTAGCTCCCAGACTGCCTTAGCAAGGTCCTCGGCTAGGTCTTTGATTACACCTGCTGATGGGTTGCCAGCGGTCTTTAGGATAGCTGCTTTGATTTCATCTTTGGTTGCCATGTTTAGATCCTTTTCAATAGAAGGTCAAATTGTTTCTTTTTTAGGTCCAGCAGGTCAAGGCTGTTGTCAACAACATCCTCAGTTTCTGGCTGTGCCTTTAGCTTGTTGACTACATCGTTGATGAGGTCAGCAGACTTAGTATCTAGTTCCTCGCCGGACTCTAGCTTTAGCAATGCATCAGCAAGGTCATCGGGGTTGATGGTTGGCTGTGCTGATCTAACTGTTGCAGTTGTTGCTCCGTAGGCTGGGAAGCTCACGACTGACACCTCAAATAATCTGACAGACTCCAATGTCCTTGTCTGTCCATCTCTTGACCAAGTATCTTTGATGACATTGAAACCAAAGCTCATTGAGTCTATAACTTTAGTTCTCAATAGCTCGGCAACATCCTTGCCTCTAGTGGTCTGTGGCAAGGTCGCTGTGACCTTTAGACCACGCTCATCCTCAACCAACTGCATAGTGCCACCTCTAAGGGAAGCTAGTGGCTCACCTGCGTCATGATTCCAAAGTAGCTTTACTTCATTTCTAGACTGCAGGGAACGCTTGAAAGCACCAGGGGCAACATACTCGATAAAGCCACCCAAGTCCTCAGAAGGGGAATTGAAAACAGAGGCATAGCCAGTAAAGGTCATGCCATCGCCCTCAGCCCTAACCTCAATCTCGGTGCTGTGCACTCTAATCTCAGGCTCTTTGGACTCAGGCTGTGGGCCGTCAATCTTTAGGGCGATAGCTCTGGCTACATCTAGCCACTTGTTTTTCTTGTCCATGCTGTTAGTTTCCTCTGCTCTGATTCTAGCAACTACTGAATCAGCGTAGTCTTTGGTCCTCTGTGCGGCTCGCTTGGATGGTCCTGAGCCCCAAAGTAAGTGAGCAACTACACCGGCAGATGGGTAGTTGTCTGAGCTTGGGTCAGCATCAGGCGAGTCTAGGTCTACAAGATGTCTAGCAATCCAAGCAGCAATCCTGACCCACTTGTCATCACTGACTTCACCGATAGCCATTGCCCTAGCTTCTCGAATAGTGCCTGGTGTGACACCATCTCCAGCAAGACCTTGCTCGTAATACTCAAGTCCACGCCTAGCAGCTGCCCTCATGTAAGCAGGTGCCTCTTGGTTGATTGCTCTTTCCTCAGAGTCAATGTCCTGATCTATGTCATTGTCTACTGTTGGAACGCTAGCTGGGGAGATAGCTGTGATGCCTAAGTCTGCGTAGGCTGACCTGATTGCTTCATTGTCATCTACTGCAACCATGACATTGTAGGTTTCTAGCAGTCTTTCGGCTGTTGCTTTTTTGTAGTCTGTTGAGTCTGTGTCGGCATCTGGCTTCATGATTACCTGGTCAAAGTCCACGCCAAGCGACTCTAGCTCGGCAACTGTTTCTGACCTATCTGCTGCAAGTCGAGCTGTGACAATGATGATTGCAGTGTCCTCAAAGCTGTCCAAGTAGTCCTGCACCTTGTCATTGCGGTTGCCCTCAAAGGTGACTAGGGTTCCGTCAATGTCTGCAATAACAGCAGGGGGTCCAGACTCTAATCTGGCTTCTGGCATTGGGTCATCGGACAAGTCTGGCTCATCCTCTAGCTCAACAGCAAGCATGGCTGGAGCTGGCACCTTTTCAAGCTTGAATACATTGAGCAAGATGTATTTGTCCTCGGTAGTAAAGATGCCCTTTTCATACTCGTAGATCTCAACAACAGCAAACTGGTCTTGGACCATCTCAACTTTGCCAAGCACAGTTGGGTCAAGCGGTGACCAGCTAACCCAGTCCCCAACATTTAGGGAACCAACAGCGGCTCGCTCACCTAAGAAGTCGGTCTTTTCTGCAAGGCTGATTGCTACTGCCTGGTCAATGGCTGACTGCTTAGAGTCATGACAAGCAACTAGCTCGTTATCCTCTTTGACTACTGCCCAGTTTGGGCAATCATCTGAGTTCTCCGTGATGTAGTAAGGCACTATTTGACCACCAGTATTCTTAGGTTGCAATCAACATTTGAGATTGCATAGAGTTCATCCATTGGAAGTAGCTGAACAGTTCCAGTTGCAGTGGCTACCGCATGCATACCATTAGTCAAAGTGACATCTGATCCACCGACAAAAATCTCATGGTTTTGGTTGTGTTCATGATTGTGGATGCAAACATGCTGGACACCAACGCTGGCAGGAACTACTAGAGTCCTGACATTAGCCAAAAGGTTATAGCCATAAGTTTGGACTGTCATTAGGCCTCGTAAACAGCCTGTGGATCTGTTGGGTCAATTTGTGCAACAGGCTGTAGCTGTGTGCTTGGTAGTCCTGTGTGGGTAATCTGTGGCAGACCAACAGCAGCAAGTGCCTCGCTTGGTGTAAAGCCTGAGATGACCAACTGCTGCACCATCTTGACTCGCTTCTCATCGGTGATGACCTGAGTGTCAGCTAGTGCGATGTTGGCTAGTGGGACTCGGTACTGATCGCCGTTTTCAACTGGCTCCAAGTCCTCTAGTTTGCGGATGTCGTTAGTCGAATAGAAGCCAGCCTGAGTTCCAACTGAGTATGAGGCAACTCTAGTTTCTAGGTCTGCTCTTAGTAGGTCACCGAACTGGAACTTGATAAAGGCATCGCCAGGCAGTAGGCGTGAGAACGCTGCCTCAACCTTTTCTGCGAGTGGGCGTAGGGTCATCGAAACAAACTGCAAGTTATTCTGCTCAACAGATGCGTAGCTTGCTGTGCCTGGTACACCTAGCAAGTGAAGTGGCACATTGAAAGCTCTAGCGATTTCCTCAACAGCAAACTTGCGTGACTCTAGTGCTTGGCTTGCCTCTGGGTCAGTGCCGGTGTTTACAAACTTAGCTCCACCAGATAGGACACCAGTTTTGTGTGCTCTGCGTGATCCGTTGCGGTGGCGTGAGTCAAAGCCATCAGCTAATTGCTTGGCTTGCTCTGAGGTTAGGTTGCCTGGGAACTCAATGACACCCTGAGCTGATGCACCTGTGCCAAAGAATCGAGCAGCGTAATCGCTTAGGGCAATGTTTAGTCCTAGTGCTTGCTTTAGTGTTTCGACTCTTGAAAGACCTTTTAGATCTCCTGGCAAGATAAGGTCAACGATGTGAATGACATCATCGCTTGTAAGCAGTCTGCCTTCGCCCTCGTACTTGTAGACCTTTCGACCTACTGCCGAACGCTCAACCTCTACCTTTTCAGGGTTTAGGTTTACAAGGTTTACAACCTGTCCTTGTGCATCTCTAAAGACACGAGTGTAAGAGTTGCCATGTACCAGCAAAGAACTAAAGACCTGCTGAAAGAAAGCAGCCCTTGTGCTTAGGTCAATGTCTGGCTGGTCTAACCAAACTGGTCGGGGGTTCAAAGGTCGGCGAGTTGCACCAATCCTTAGATAAGCCCCACATGGCAAGGTTGAGATGGTGTCAGAGATAAGGCTGACAGCAGAGAAAAAGGCAACAATCTCAAAAGACTTTTTAGTGGTGACATTTACACCAGCCTCGGACTGCATACCCCAAGGCTCACCTGCACCCCAAACAGTTTGAAAGCTAATAGCTCTCTGCTCAAAAAGATTGCCTAACATTACTTACCTCGCTCAATAGCTATGCCGAATACGAGGACACCAGCACCAAGCAAAATAAGTCCTGCCGGTGGGTAGATCAGACCTGCACCTAGTGAGATAGTAAAGATGCCGATAGCTTGTAGGATTGTCGCTGTCATTACCAACCTAAATAAAGAATTGCGGAGATAGTTCCTCAGCCTCTACTCTACCAACAGTGGCCCTATCAAAGGCGATGACTGCCGCTACAGCCGCGTCAATCTTTCGTGGTGA